TTCTGCCTATTGGCAATTTCCTTTTGCAGTTCTTCATCCGACAACTTTTGCAATGCCATCTTTTTTTGTTCTTCCAAAGCATATATTTGCTTGTTTATGGCTTCTTGTGTTTTGGGCGTCAAATCTTTTTCTGTGGTAAGACGGGCTTGTAGGTCTTTTATCTGTCTGTCATATTGATGTTCTATTACTTCGCTTTGTTTTTTCCGGCTATCCTTTACAAGTTTTAGTAACTCATCTTCCATCTTCCGTATTTCTTCAATTTCCTTTTTCTTGGCGTTAATTTCCAAACCGGATTTCTTTCCACCGTTAGCAGGAAATGTACTTTTGTCCGTAACAGGGGTATAATTTGTAATGCCCTCTATCTGTTTCTTCAAGGACTCAACGGTCGCCAACTGGTTCATGCGTTCAGCCCAAGATTTTTTTATGTCCTGGTTTATTTGGCTATTGGTGCGGTCTAATCCCAGTCCCTGTTTCCAAAATGAGGCTTCATTCAACTCTTTGCTATATTTATTATTTAAGTCTACAGTTTCTTGATAATATTCCTCTTCTTGTTGCAATGTTAGGTTGAGGATTTTTAATCGCTCCTGTTTTGCCTTTTCCAAAGCTTCATTATCGGACATTCCCTGCTTGATGTATTCTTTCCTGACTTTCTCTATGTCTCCGTAAGCGGCCTTCACTTTCTCTACCCCTGCAGACTGCCCGAGTTGTTTCGCTGCTTCTTCTTCTCGGTTGGATATATCTTCTACGGTGTCAAACAGCTCTCTTACCGTTTTTATTAACTCAGAGAGAACGGAATTGACAAACAGTTTCACTCTGGAGGTCATTTTCTCAAATGAGCCTCCGGTAGTATCAAACAACAAGGCAATCTCTTTCGTTAATTCGGTTTGAGAATTCATTAAATCTTCTTCGACACGTCCTAACTCTCCGGCCTTAGCTTTCACTTCATCCAAATTGGTAGAAATATCTTTCAGTGTCCGGATATACTTCAAACCTGCATCTTCTCCCGGTCCGCCAAATATATCAGCAATGGCAGT